CCTTTGAGGCGACGAAATATCGGTTTCGGTGCGATTCCTGCTTGGACGCTCACGCCCGATACGATGATCGCGAATGCACGGTAGGTGGCCGATGAGCAATGTCCTTTCATTTCTTCGCCATCGGCCCGGTTATCATAGGCGGCACGTTGATCCGTTCTATCAAAGCGAGGCGCGGCAAGGTTCTTGGCGCGCTGCGGCAAATGCCTCCCCGCAGTCGATCATTGATGAAATGCAGGCGATCGTGCGCATGGCGGGCGAGGATGGCGGGCCGACGATTAAGGGATGCGTGGGTCTTGCTGCGCGCCGGCTCGGCTTAAGCTATACCGAGGCGCACCGGCTCTGGTACGGCCAACGGCGCGTGATTGCGGCGCACGAGGCGGATACGCTGCGAGGGGCTCGTCATCGGATCCTTGAGGAACGCGCTCGGCGGCTACAGGCGCAGCTTGATGTTGTGCATGCACGCATGCGCGCACTCAAGCCGCGGGACGATGAGGCGGCGGCGTGAACATTTTTGCGTGCAGCGTTTGCGGTGCTCCCGCCATGGCGATCCGGCCTGGTACGGCGGACGAGACCTGCGAGTTGCTGGGCACGGTGCTGGTGACCAAGCGCGGTGTGCGCACTCTGTCGTGGTGTTTGTCGCATTGGCCGGCGAGCTGGTCTGCGGTGCCCGAACCTGCGCCCGCGGAAATTGCCCGACATTTTCAACCCAAAGGAATTAATGATGCAGTTGGACATTGAGGATGTGACCGGGCGTGACCCGGCCAATGAGGTCAAAGCGCGGAATATCGCTGGGGAGCGGCTGCGCAGCATTGTGGACCGGATTGAGCGGCTGGAAGAGGAGCGCAAGGCGCTCGCCCAGGACATCAAGGATATTTACAGCGAGGCGAAATCCGCCGGCTTCGATGTGAAGGTGCTGCGCCAGCTCATCCGCATCCGCAAGCAGGAGCCGGCCGATGTGGAGACCGAAGAGACTCTCCTCGATGTCTACCGCCGTGCGATTGGCATGTAAAATGGCAGATCTCGTGTTTCGCCTGGCCGCGCCGCTGCCGCTACTGAATGTGCAGTTGCGCCAGCATTTTGCGCAGCGTGGCGCCGCCAAGAAAGACCTGGCGTGGGAAGTGCTTGCCGCACTTGGCCGTGCGCGGCCGGCTCAGCCGTTGCAGCGCGTCGAGGTGACGATCTGGCGCCACAGCGTTCAGGCACCGGATCAGGATAATTTGGTTGCATCGGCCAAGAGTCTTTTGGATGTGCTGCAGCCTGCTTCAAAACGTCATCCGTATGGCGTGGGCGTGATTTCTGGCGATGATCCCGCTCGGCTGCGGCTGGCCGTGCATCACGTCAAGGCGAAACATCGCACGGACCAGCACACGCTTGTGCGCGTTCGGGCGGTTGAGAGCATGCCGGTGGCGGCATGAGATTCCAGGTGGCCGACATCCAAACAGCGGGTCAGCGTCCCGCTGCGACGGCCTTTCTCCCTAAGCGCGCAGGCCTGGGTGGTCTTGTGTCCGGTGCGCGGTGGGCAAACCCTGTCGGCCTAAAACAGTTGGGGAAAGAAGGGTCAACGCATCAACGCATCAACGCATCAGGAGGAACCGGCGATGCCAAGTGGCGATAAAAATGCTGCGCACGGCGAGGAACTGCGGCAGAAATTGCTCGCGCTGATCTACCACTGCCAGGAGAACCGGCGGCGGTTTCCGCGCGTTGCGACCGTGGCGCGGGCTGTGGGAACGACCGAGGCCGCGATCCACTATCAAATCGGGCGCTTGGTTAAGTCCGGTGCGGTGCAGCGCCAGGGCTGTAACGAGGGCAGAAGTTTAAGGATCGCGTCATGACCGAATTGCCCGATCCGCTTACGCCGGCGGAATGCGATCTGCGCCATTACGATTGGATGCCGATCACAATTACCGTGCTGAAAGGCTCGCGGTCTTGGATGCGTTGCAAGCGCAACCCGGCGCTGGCGTTTTATCTCATCAACCTCTGGACCGCATCCTGGCATCAGGTGCCCGCCGCCTCGCTTGAGGATGACGATGAATATCTGTGTGATGTGGCGCAATGCGATCCGAAGGTGTGGCCGAAAGTTCGTCAGTTCGTAATTGCCGGCTTTGAGAAGTGCAGCGATGGGCGCTTGTACCATCAATATGTTGCGCGTGAGGCCAACAAGGCGTGGTTGCTGCTGCTCGGCCAGCGCGCACGTACCGAAGCTGCGACGGCAGCAAGGAAGGCAAAGCAGAAGAACGTTGCGACGGAACAAGGTGGCGGACCGCAACAACGTGACGATAACGTGACGTTGAACGTTAAGAACAACGTAACGTCAGACGTGACGACACCGTTACGTAGTCCACCAGACCAGACCAGACCAGACCAGACCAAGAAAGAAGAAAGTATTTGCGCCGCTCCCGCGCCGCCCACAACCCAGGTACGGGGTTCTCGGCTTCCGCCTGAGTGGCAACCTAACCCGGATGGGCGCACGCTCTGCCTCGAACGCGGGCTCAACTTGCGGGATACGCTGGCGAATTTTCGGGACTATTGGCACGCCAAGGCTGGGCAGAATGCGGTCAAGTTGGATTGGGATGCGACTTGGCGCAATTGGTGCCGCAGTCAGAAAACCCCAGCAATTCAGCCAAAATTCAGGAACGGATTCGCGCAGTTGATGGCTGAGGATATGGAACCTTCCGGCGAATTCGGGAATTTTTTGGAGATCGAACATGTCCGCAATTAGCCAGACCGACTTTCAGACGATCACGCAATGGTTGCGCAGTCTCGGTGTTTTGTGTGCCGGCACGATGACGGCGGAAGATGCGAAGATGCGATGTGCCGCTTATGCCGATCTGGTGTCGGCGGAGTTTCCTGTGACGGCCTTCACGCGCAAAAGCCTTGAGCACGTCGCGTCGAAGTGCAAGTTTTTCCCCAGCTACGGCGAGCTCGTTCAACACCTGGGCGAAATCTGGCGTGAGAATCTTCCGGCGCACGTTCGGCTTGGTGGTTCTCTGGATGTCCCAAGCTTGGCAGCGCCCAAATACGAGCCCAGCGAGGATGAGGTGGCTGATGTGAGAGCCAAGGTCGACGCCTTCAAGGCCGAGATGGCGGCAAAGCCGTCCCCGATTGGGGAGGCAAAAATCAAACCCCGTTACCTCTCCAAATTGGAGATTGCGCTCGTCTCGCCGCCTGATGTTCTGGCGATCCGGCCGGATCTTCGTGAGGCTCTGCGGCTGCACAAGGAGTCTGCGCAATGAGGCGCATCGTCACGATCGAGGAATGGGCTGCAAAGCGCGGGTATGATGCGAATGATCCGATTGCGCAGATGTTGCACTCGAGCGGCGCTTTGATCGAGGATCTGCGTCGGTTGGAGTTGCCACAGCCGTGGTACGTGCGGGTGTGGCGTGGCTTGTCCGAATGGGTGGGAGGTAGGGTCGGACATGGCTAAGCGAGGCAGACCCACGAAATATTCGTTGAAAATCGCGGAGTATATTTGCGCCGAGATGGCGGCTGGCCGGTCTTTGCGCAGCGTTTGTGACGACGAGGGAATGCCGGATCACACGACGGTTCTGGGGTGGGATCGAGCGGATGTAGACGGATTTGCCACGCAATACGCGCGTGCGCGCGAAGCCCAGGCCGAGACGCACGCCGGGCAAATCCTCGAAATCCTCGACACTGAGCCAAACAAAGTTGTGACCACCAGAACGGACGGTACGGTTGAGGAAAAAGCCGATCCGGCGCACGTCGCCTGGCTGAAGAACAGGGCGGATGGGCGCAAGTGGATTGCGTCCAAGCTCAAGCCCAAGACCTTTGGCGACAAGCTGGACGTGGAGCATTCCGGTGCCATCGACATTGGCTCGCGCCTCGATGCGGCCAGAAAGCGCGTGCCTGATGCCGGCGCAGAGTAGCCAAGAGCAAGAGCTGATTGATTTCCTGGCTGGCTTTGCGCTGGACCCTCATGGTTTTGTGCTGGCCGCGTTTCCCTGGACCGAGCCTGGGCCGCTGCAAGAAATGGCTGGGCCGCGTGCCTGGCAGGCTGACATCCTGCGGTCGATTGGTGAGGCGCTGCGGGCTGGCTACAGCCCTGGACAGGTTCTTATGCCCGTTCTGCGTGCCATTGCATCCGGTCACGGCATCGGCAAATCCGCGCTGATTTCGTGGATTATCTGGTGGGCGCTATCAACAATGGCCGACACCAAGGTGGTGATTACGGCCAACACCGAGCCGCAGTTGCGCACCAAGACGTGGCCCGAGCTTTCGAAATGGGCGAGGATGGCGATTAACGCCCATTGGTTTAAGGTGCAGGGCTTGTCCGTGGTGGCGTCAAACCCGGAGCGCGCCAAGACTTGGCGCTGCGATGCGGTCACGTGGTCCGAGACGAATCTTGAAGCATTTGCGGGCTTGCACAATCAGGGCCGGCGCATTGTGCTGCTGTTCGATGAGGCGTCGGGCATTGCGGATAAGGTCTGGGAGACTGCCGAGGGCGCGCTGACCGACGAGGGAACGGAGATCGTCTGGCTCGCGTTCGGCAACCCCACGCAGCCCTCGGGCAAGTTTTTTGAGTGCTTTGGCAAGCAGCGCGACCGCTGGCAGGGGCGGCAGATCGATAGCCGGCAGGTGGAGGGCACGAACAAGGCACTCATTGACCAATGGCTTACCGCATATGGCGAGGACTCTGATTTCTTTCGTGTTCGCGTTCGCGGCATGTTCCCGCGCGCCGGGTCGATGCAGTTTATCAGCCAGGAGCAGGTTGACGCCGCGGTGAAGCGTGAGCCGGTCCCTCTGCTGACCGATCCGGTGGTGATAGGCGTGGATGTGGCGCGGTCTGGCACCGCCCGCAGTGTGATTGCCGTGAGACGCGGGCGTGATGCGCGGCTGCATCCATGGGTCAAACTGCGCGGCGCGTCCGACACGATGGTGCTGGCAGCAAAGGTGGCGGAACTCGCTCTGTCGATCAAAGCTGACGCGATCATGGTGGATGGCGGCGGTGTGGGTGGTGGCGTGGTGGATCGCCTGCGTCAACTCGGCTTCCAGGTGTTCGATGTGCAGTTCGGTGCCAAGGCTGACCGCACGCCGATGGCGGACGAGGTGCACAATTATGCGAACAAGCGGTCGGAGATGTGGGGCAATATGCGCGAGTGGCTGAAATCCGGCACGATTCCCGATGATCCCGAGCTGCACGCCGATCTGGTGGCGCCGGAATATGGGTTCGCGGTCCGCGATGGGCGGGATGTGATCCAGCTTGAGCGCAAGCAGGACATGGAGAAGCGCGGCCATGCCTCGCCGGACGATGGCGATGCGCTCGCCCTGACGTTTGCCTATCCGGTCACCAAAGCCGTGCCGCAGGGAGCGTATCAGCGCCCGGCGCGCGTGCTCAGCACGGAGTACGATCTCTACGCGTAGTCCCGGCGTGGCGCGGCGGCGTTTCGCCTTGATAAAACCGGTGCATGAACGGATTTTTGCGCCACGGCTATGATCGCTTTCCTGGGGTCTGCTACGGGCCGCTTTTGCCCAAGGCGCCATCCATCCCCACGCCGCCCACGCCGCCCAGCGCGCCGCAGGGCACTTCCCAGACATCCAACAATGCAAACGCCAACACGATGCTGGCGCAGCAGCGCGCCGCCTCGCTGCAAGGCGGCACGGTCATGGGCAACCAAGGCGGCAACACCACCACCAAAACGCTTTTGGGCCAATGATCTCCTGGGAAACGCCGCCTGAGACGACGCAAGCGCCCGGCCGGGATTATTCCGGCATCATTCAGGGGTGCAACGCGCGGATGGAGTCCTTGCGCACGGATCGCTATTCCTGGTGGCTGCACTGGCGCGAGCTGGCACAATATATCCTGCCGCGCCGCTACAAATGGCTGATCACGGCAAACCAATATAACCGCGGCTCGCCGGTGAACCAGCACATCATTGACGAGACCGGCACAATCGCCAGCCGCGTGCTTGCCGCCGGCATGATGTCAGGCATTTCCTCTCCATCCCGGCCGTGGTTTCGCATGGAGCTGCAGGAGGAATCGCTCAACGAAATCGCAGAGGTCAAGTTGTGGTGCGACGAGGTTGCCAAGCGGATGCAAACCGTTATGGCGAACTCGAACTATTACACCGGCAAAGCGGTGCAGTTTTACGATCTGGCAATATTCGGCAGCGCGCCGATGCTGATTTATGAGGACCGCGACAAGGTCATCAACTGCCGAAATCCTTGCGCTGGTGAATATTTTCTCGCCAACGGGCCGCAGTTCACGGTGAACTCGCTGTATCGCGAATTTACCATGACTTGCGCGCAGACCGTAGCGGAATACGGCATTGATGCGGTGTGCGAATCCACCGCCATGGCCGTTCAGCGCGGCCAGGGGCAAAGCGACCGCGAGGTGGTTATCTGCCACGCCATCGAGCCCAATGTCGAATATGACGGACGCCTGGGCATGGGTGCTAGCGGCATTCCCAAACACTTCAGATATCGTGAGTTGTTTTGGGAGAAGGCTGGCGATCAGACCAAGCCCCTGCGCATCAAAGGTTATCACGAGCAGATTTTCTCCGCCCCGCGCTGGGATTTGGTGGGCAATGACGCGTATGGGCGGTCGCCGGCCATGGATGCGCTCCCATCGATCAAGCAGCTCCAGCTCGAAAGCAAGCGTAAGGCGCAGGCCATCGACAAGATGGTGAACCCGCCGATGGTGGCCGGTCCAGGCATGCGCAATGAGCCGGCCAGCGGTTTGCCGGGATCGGTCACGTTTCTCACCAATCCAAACGAGGTATATAAAAGCGCGTTTGATGTGCGCTTGGACATCGCGGACATGACGGCCGACATCAACGATGTGCGCGACCGCATCAAGCAGACGTTCTTCAACGATCTATTTATGATGATTAGCCAGCTCGACACGGTGCGGACCGCAACCGAAATCGACGCGCGCCGTGAAGAAAAGCTGATTCAACTGGGGCCGGTTCTTGAGCGCTTTCAGAACGAAGGGCTCGCGCCGGACATTGACCGCATTTTTGCCATCATGACGCGCCAGGGGCTGATCCCGCCGCCGCCGCCTCAAATCCGTGGCGCGCCGCTTAAGGTGGCCTACGATTCCATGCTGTCTCAGATGCAGCGCGCCGCGCAGACCGGCAGCATCGAGCGGCTGTGGGCGACTGTGGGCAATCTGGCCGGCGCGATGCCCGATGTGCTGGACCTGCTCAATTATGATGAGGGCATCGATGAATATGCCGACATGCTGGGCGTCTCCCCGAAATTGCTCAATTCGCCCGACAAAGTGGCTGCGATCCGCCAGCAAAAAGCCCAGGCCCAGCAACAGCAAGCTGCCATGCAACAGAGCTTGGCGCTGGCTCAGGGCGCGCAGACCATGAGCCAAACGCCGGTTGGCGGCGGGCAAAATGCGTTGCAGGCGGTGTTGCAGGGAGCGGGGCAATGACGGCGCTCGATATTTTTCTGGCCCTGATCTTCATCGTCGTCGCAGGGTTTTGCGGCGCTGGGTGCATGGCGATCTGGATGATCCTCAATGATTGAGGCGTGGATCATCGAACGCGACGATGGTCGTGTGTTCTCGCACGCCGGGTGGATTTCCGAACGCTACGCCGCCACGACATACGGTTTTAAAAAAGAGGCGATTGACGCCATCATTGAGCATCGGCGCAACCGCAATCCCATGTTCTCGGGTGAGCGATCCTACTGCGCCACTCGTGTGATCGTGGACGACGAGGGCCGCACGCTCGCGGTGCCAGACAATGCCAGCCTCTGATTCCACCGACCCGCTCAATGTGGACGCCACGCTGCGCCGGCTGGAAGGTGTGGCCGGTGATCCCGCGCAGACACCGGAAAATATCGCCCTGTTCGCTGCCGCGGCCGCGTTGATAAAGCAACTTTCGGCCAAGCTGGGCGAGAAAACGGATGTCTGAGGCGCAAATCCTTAAGCCGTTCGGCGATTACAAAACCCCAGGCCCGAACGATAGCGTTATCGAGATGCTGCGCGAAGCGTTGGCGCACGCCGAGTCCGGTGAATGCGTCGGCGTTGCCATCGCCATGCTTGCGCCGTCCGGGTTTGTGAAAACCCGCGCCGTTCAAGGTAGCCGGGGCATGGCTGAGCTTCTAGGTGCAGTCGCCTTGATGCAGGATGATCTTATCCGCCGGTGGAAAGCCGATGACTGATCACCCCATCCCAGAAGCGATTCCCGGCGTGGGTGAATACGAAATGCCCGAGGGAGTCGGCAATGCCGCATCCCGCAAGTCGATCCGCGACCTGGAGAAAGCCGCGAAGCTTCGCCAGCTCGGCATGGATGAGGCGATGGCTCAGCTCATGAGCCAAAAGTACGGGCGCGCAATGGTTTTCGACCTGCTCGGCAAAGGCGGAATGTGGGGCGTTGGTGCCAATCCTGCCGCTGATCGCAGTGAACTTCTCTGGTTTAAAGAGGGTGCGCGGCAGATGGCGGTGGAGCTGAACACGCTGGCGTGGCGCGCCGCGCCGCAGGCTTATAAATTGATGCTTGACGAAAACGCCACCCGACCATGAGGTGATAAGTGACAGACGCCGCATCGGCGCCTGTGTCGAGTACGGAAGCCCCAGCCGCTTCCGCAGTCGAGACAGGCGTCACACAGACCCCGGCCAACACGGCCGCCGCGCCCGCAATCGATCCAGCCCTTGGCGCAAGCCTGCTGGGCGACGATGGCGCAAAGACGCCGGAGCAGATTGCCGCCGACGAGGCTGCGCGCTCTGCCGCGAATGCACCGCCGGATTATTCCGCGCTCAAATTGCCTGATGGTGTGAAGGCCGACGATCCGCTGTTTGCGGATTTCGCCGCCACTGCCGCCGAACATAAGCTTTCACCAGAAGCCGCACAGGCACTCATCGATAAGGTTCTGCCGAACCTGACCACGCAGATCCAAGCGATGCGTGATGAGCCTGTGCGCCTGGCTACTGAACGTCTCAAGGAGTGGGAGTCGACCATTCACGCGGACCCCGAGATCGGTGGTGCCAAATTGAATGAGGTCAAAACCAACGTGGTGCGCGCCATGGCGCAGTTCGGCAATCCCGATGAGATCAAAGCCGCGCTGAACGAAACGGGTGCTGGAAGCAATCCCGTTTTGATCCGGTGGCTCAACAAAATGGCAGTCGCGCTCGGGGAGGGCACGCCGGTTAACGCCGGTCAGCCGGTCTTCCCGAAGGCGACCTTGGCCGACCGTCTCTACGACAATTCATCCTCCAAGCGCGTGGCCGCTTAATCGCACCTGAAAGGTATTTAAAATGGCGACCCTCGCTCCTACCTACGTGACCCTTGCCGACATCGCCGCCCAGATGGACCCGGACGGCAAACCCGCGGCCACCATCGATCTGCTTTCGCAGTCCAATCCGGTCGTTGAAAACATGCTGTGGACGGAAGGCAACTTGCCGACCGGCCATAAAATCACCCAGGTCGCGTCTTTGCCGCAGGGCACGTGGCGCGCGATGGGTCAGGGTGTGCAGCCGGCCAAGGGCACCGACGTGCAGGTGACCGAAACCTGCGGCCTGCTCGAAGGCGTTTCCGAAATTGACTGCGCCCTGGCCGATCTTGGCGGCAATTCCAAAGCCGTTCGCATGAACCAGGACCTGAAATTCGGTGAGGGTCTGACGCAGCAGTTTGCCTCGACGCTGTTCTACGGCGATGAGGCGGTGCAGCCAAATTCCTTCAACGGCCTGTCCAAGCGCTACGGCTCGCTCTCCGCCACCTACGGCGCGCAGAGCCAGAACGTGATTGACATGGGCGGTCAGAACTCGGTGAACACCAGCATCTGGCTGGTTTCCTGGGGCCAGAACTGCTTGCACGGCATCTTCCCGAAAGGTTCGGAAGCCGGGCTGCAGCATAAGGATCTGGGCGAGGTGGTCAAATACTTCTCCGATGGCTCCTCCATGCTGGTCTACCAATCCCGGTGGACGTGGCAGTGCGGCATTGCGCTGGCCGATTGGCGCTACGTCGTGCGCCTCGCCAATATCGACAGCACGTTGGTTGGAACCGGCACGTCCTCGCCGGATCTGCTGCAGGCGATGGACAGCGCGCTCTCGTTGCTGCCGACCGTTTATGGTGCTGCGACATACAACAACGATCCGACCAAGCCCAGCGGGCCGGTCGGCGGTGGCCGGACGGAAATTTACATGAACCGTACCTGCCGCACCGCGTTGACCGCGCAGGCGCGCTACAGCCGCAACATGTTCCTGACGCAGGATCAGTTCGGGGCCAAGCCGGTGCTCTCCTACATGGGGATCCCGATCCGCACCACGGATGCCATTCTCAACACCGAAGCGCGCGTCACCGCCGCGCAGCCGACCTAAGGAGCCAATCATGATCCGCGATTCCGCACTGAACTTCGACAGCGCCGCCGCCATTACGGTGACGGCGGTTTCCACCAACGTCATCGATCTAGGCGCCAAGCGCGACCTCGGCACCACCGAGCCGCTCACGGTTTCCAGCATCGTTGATACCACCTTTGCCGGCGGTACGTCCTTGCAGGTTGCCTTGCAGGGGTCGCCGGACAATACCACCTGGACCACGCTGGTCTCGGGCGGTGTCGTGCCGCTTGCCAGCCTCGTGGAAGGCGCGCAGATCGCCAACTTCGATCTGGCAACGGTTGATCCCGCTGGAGGCCCGCCGCCGCGTTATCTGCGGCTTGACTACATCGTCGTTGGCACCATGACGGCCGGCGCGCTCACCTCCGATGTCGTGAGCGGCAAGCAGCAGTTCCGTGGCTATCCGCCCGGTTTTGCCTATGCGCCGCCTGCCGTGCAGACGTTCGTGGCGGGGTAATCCATGAGCGAAACCCCGAAATATAGGCTGAACCGCGCAGCGTATAACCGGCCCAGCCCGGGCCGTCCGCTGCGCGTCATGGAAAGCGGCGAGGTCATCGAAACCGATGATGTGCCGGGCTACCACATGGAGCCGATCAACGATGCCGCGAAGGCGGTGGTTAAAAAGATCGGCGAGCGCTCCATGGAAGATCCTGAGCGTGTGGCGATCCGCAACCTTGCCACCGCCAAATTTGACCCCAACGCAATGTCGGGCGTGGTTCCGGCACCGCAGCCGGCCAAATAATCCACGACAGCGGCGCGCTTCGGTGCGCCGCTTCTTCTTTGAGGGATCGCTATGCAAATCGTCAATCTCAAGCGCAGTGCCGATGACAAGAAAGCCGAGAAGGCGCGGCACAAAGCGATGGGCTGGACCGATGCGCCGGAGCCGCACGATTACCCGCAGGGCGCGCAAATCAACCTGGGCGAAGGCGAGCTGGAAAAGCTTGGCCTCACCACGCTGCCGAAAGCTGGCGATGAGGTGACGTTCACCGGGCGCGGTAAGGTCATCACCGTGCATAGCGAAGCGCAGCAGGGCAAAGACCCGTCCGAACGCGTGGAAATCCAGATCACGCACATGGGGCTGGCGAAAAACTCCACGAAACCCGCCGTTTCGAAAATGTATCCCGATGATGCGGATAGCGAATGAGCACCGTCCTTGATATTGCCAACCGTGCGCTGTCTGCCATCGGCGCGCGCTCCGGGTCGGCCGGTTCGGTCTCGGCGCTGCAATCCCTGAATGAAAAGAGCAACGAGGCATTTCAGGTAAACCTGTTGTTCGTACCGACGCAAAACGATCTGCTGCGCTCGGCGCACTGGAATTTTGCCCGCAAGACGGCAGTGCTCTCGCTGCTGAAAGCTGCACCCGGCACGCCGGAAAATGCATCCGGTGCGGCGCAATGGTCTTCTGCGTTGCCGGCGCCGCCGTGGCTGTACGAGTATGCGTACCCGGCTGACTGCCTGAAAATGCGTTCTATCTGCAGGCAGGTGAATTACGCTGGCGGTGGTGTTGGTTATCCAGTCGGGTACGGTGCGCCGGTCTCGCCCGCCGCCGGCCAGCGCTTCATTGTTGCCGCAGACCAGGACACGAACGGTAATTCTATTCGCTGCGTGCTGACCAATGCAGAGCAGGCCATTGGTGTTTATACCGCTGAACTCGACAATCCTGCCACCTGGGATTCCAGCTTTGAGCAGACAATGGTGAGCGCGCTTGCGGCCCGGCTGTGCATCGCGCTGACAGGGGACAAATCACTCAAGCAAGAGTTGCTTCAGGAAGCGCAAATGTATGTGCAGAGTGCGCGGGTGAACGATGGCAACGAGGGCAGCACGACGATTGATCGCGTGCCGGATTGGATCGCCGCGCGCGGCTACGGGCTGGCTGGGGTCAGCTCGGCCGGCTTCATGGTGGGCTGGGATCAGATCGCTTGGCTGGGGATTTAAGGCATGGCGATTCCCGTTATACAGACCGGGTTTTCGTCGGGTGAGTTAGCGCCTGGCGTCTATGGCAAGGTCGATATTGAGGCCTACCACAACGGTGCTGCCACGATGCGCAACATGTTCGTGGATTACCGTTCCGGCGCATCCAGCCGGGCGGGCTTTGCGTTTTGCGGGCCTGGCATGAACACCTATCCGAACCCGCCGCGCCTGATCCCGTTTCGGTTCTCGGCCAACGCGGCCTATGCCATCCTGCTCGGCCAGCAGTTTGCGCGCTTCATCTATAATGGTGCGTATATCGTGGAGACGGCCAAGGCGATCACCGGCGCTACGAACGCCAATCCGTGCGTGCTGTTGGTGGCGGCGCATGGCTACAATACGGGCGACCTGATTTTCGTCTCTGGCGTTACCGGGATGCTTTGGCCCTCGAACGAAAACAGCGGCTTGAATGCACGGTTTTTCACACTCACCGTTGTGGATGCGAATCATATCTCGCTGGTGGATTGGATCACAGGTGCGCCGATCGACAGCTCGACATGGAGCGCCTGGGCCGCTGGCGGCTCATGCGCCCGGGTCTATACCATCGCCACCCCGTACCAATCCGCCGATCTGCGCCTGATCAAATATTGCCAGTCCGGTGACGTGCTCACCCTCACGCACCCAAATTATCCTTCGGCCGACCTGGCGCGCGTGAGCGATACCGATTGGACCTATACGCTAGACACGTTCGGCTCAGCGCTCACCGCGCCGGCCGGGCTGAGCGCAACACCGGTGGGCGTTGGGCCGGGGCAGGGATATGTCTATAAATACTGTGTCACGGCCTATAATGACGACACGAAGGACGAGAGCGTTGCCTCAAATCTCGTCATCACCGAAAATCTTGCGCTCAACACCAAAAGCTCAAACAGCCGATACCCCGTCAATCTGTTAAACTGGACCGCAAGCACCGGTGCCACGCGCTACAATATCTATGCGCAAACGGTGCAGGTGAACGACAACGCGCTCTCGCTCGTCTCGGTCAACATCTGGGGCTATATCGGGCAGTCGGCCACAAACAGCTTTACGGATACCAACATAGCGCCGGATTTCAGCCAATCGCCGCCGATCCATTTTAACCCGTTCAGCGCCTCGGGCATTAGCGGTGTGTCGATCACCTCGCCGTCACCCACGGCTGATCCGCCGACTCTGCTAGGGTTGATTGATCCGGTGGTGGCCTATTCCGGATCGTCCACCTCGCCGCCGGGTTTTGCCGTCACGCTGTCTTCGGATGGCTGGGGAAATCTCGTGGGCGGGGGCGCTGGGATTGCGGTGACCGCGCCGGGCGATGGGTTGCCTCCTGGCGGTGGCAATGTCACTGTGACCGAGATGCAGCCTGGGCCAGGTTCGGGTCTGACGTGCGGGTTTAATCTGACCTTTGCGCAAGACCCGCTGACTGGCGATTATCAGATCTCGAACGCTTGCATTGAGGCCGCGTTTGCGGGTGGGTCAGCCTACCATCCGCTGCTCAATTCGCAGATGTGCCCGGGCAGTTCGGCCCTGGCGTTTAGCGGCACGGCGGCAGTTCCGGCCAGCTCGTACAACGCAACCACGAAACTCGGCACCGGATATTTGCAGGGCGGCGCGGTCACGGTGCGCTGGACTGCCGGCAGCGCCACCGGCTACGCGCAGGGCAACATCCAGCTGCTGAACGGCAATGCGGCGGGCATGAGCGTCACCTCATCAAGCGCGCCGGCGAGCGGATCCGCCCCGACGAGTTATTCGTGGTCCATCGCCTATGACGACATGTCGGCAAACATCGTCACGCTCTCCGGCACGGTCACGGCCGGCGCGCAAGGTGCGATCACCACCGAGACGGTGCCCTATGCTTCCTACACCGCCCCGGGCGATGGATACGGGCCGGTTCCCTACGTCGTCTCCGGCACCACGCACCCGTTTGCCACCTCGAATTTCTCCGCGCCGCCGGTGGCGACCGGCACCTATACGGTAAGCGGCACCGCGAATTATCCCGGCGTGTGTTTTTATTTTCAGGGGCGCAAGGGTTTTGCCGCCTCGATCAGCGAGCCGCAAACGGTTTGGCTGACCAAGCCGAACCTGTTTCAGAATATGGATTATTCCAACCCGTCGCAGGACGGTGACGCTATCGATATCACGATCAACGCGCAGGACCTTTCGACCATCGTCAGCGCCACACCGGTCTCCATTGGACTGCTGCTGCTGACGGCGGATGGTGCTTGGATGGTGACCGGTGGGGGGCTGTATGAGCCGGTCACGCCCTCCTCGATCAACGCGCAACCGCAATCTTTCTCCGGCGCGTCAGATTTGCAACCTATCCGCATTGGCGCTGAGGTGTTTTATGTTCAGGCGCGCGGTTATGCAGTGAAGCGCCTCACATACAGCATTTACGTGAGCGCTTATGTGCCGACCGATGTATCCGTGTTGTCCTCGCACTTGCTGGAAGGGAGGCAGGTTGTGGATTGGGCCTGGGCTGAGCAGCCTTATTATCTGATTTGGGCGGTGCGTGATGACGGCATTCTGTTGAGCATGACCTACTTGCAGGAGCAGCAGATCCAAGGCTGGGCGCGTCACGACACGCAAGGCTATTTTCGATCCGTCGCCTGCATTCCACAATCGCCGGAAGGGGCAAGCTGATGCCGATCACCACGCCCGTCATTGTGCAGTCGGCTTCTCGGTCTGGTCCCGGTCCGCTGAGCCTGCCAAACCCCGTTACGGTTGGAAATCAACTTGTTTTGCTTGTGCTCGGTAGCGCGGGTTTCGGAGATTACATAGGTTTTTCCGGTGGATATCCGTCAGGTTTTGCGGTCATCGGCAGCGGGCCAGGGCAGGATAATCTTGTTCAGAGCGTCGTGTTGCAGTGCGCCGCTGAAACGCCTGTAGCTCCGACCGTAACTTTGGCGAACGGTTTTAGCTCTGGTTCTGGAATTTACCTGGAGATTGCAAACTCATCCAGCATTCAGTTTTTTTCAGGCAATTTGTCGGGCAGCGCTGAGATCGTAACGCTTGGTCAGGCGGGTTCCATTCAGACGGTTGCAAGCCTGTACGTTGCGCTCGCATATACGACGACGGCAGGACTCGAATTTTCCGCTCCCGCGCCGCCGGGTGTAGCGCTTGGGGCGGTTCTCAATGGTTATTCCAGCTTTGAAGGATCGCCGTACACCGGCATCGAACTCATTGCTACATCCGATAATCCAGTAACATTTCAATATACACAATCCGCGCCGTTTGCGGGGGGGTATGCGGTCAATTCCTACGCTGGAATTTTCGTGCTGGCAGGCGAGGCAACCGCCGGTCCCGTGGTGCCAAACGAAGACCTTGTGCAACCTGCCGGTACGCAGGACGTGGTTTATGCCGTCGTGGAGCGCGTCACCGTGCGCAACGGCGTGCCGTATCGATTCTACACAGTGGAGGTGATGGCATCGCGCCTGCTCGGCGGCAATCTCGGCCAGGCTGTGCCGAACGATATTGAATATTCATGGGCTGTGGATGCGGGCGTGCAGGTGGCGCCATCCGCGCCTGAGGCAAATCTGTGGATCACGCCGGGCAATTTGGGAGAAATCGGCGGTGTGGAAATCGTTGTTGGCGGCGATGGATACCCGTCCAGCGTTGTCGCCAGCATCATCGATCTTGTCGGCAACGGTTCGGGGGCAGAAATCACGCTCGCCGTCTCTGGCGGTGTGATCACCGGCTACACGCTCACCGCGGCAGGCACTGGCTATGTTCAGCCCGAAATCCAGATACAACCTTCAACCGGCGATGGCGCGATCTTCGCGCTCACGGTGAGCAACACCTGCACGATCTCGGCGGATGCTGCGATCTGGAATGTGGGCAAGGTTGGCGACATTATCCGCGCCGCCGGGGCCAAACTGCAAATCACCAGCGTCATTGATAGCCAGCACGTGGTCTGCAATGTGCTGGAACCATTTACGCAATATATTCCGAACACCAACCAGCCTGCGTCTTGCGTGTCTGGCGAGTGGACCGAAGGGCCGCAGTTTTCACAACTGCCCTACCTCGACCACCTCGAGGGCATGCAGGTCGTGGGGCTGGCCGATGGGCAGGTGATCGGGCCGCTAACCGTGACCAACGGCGCGATCCAGTTGCCTGAACCGGCTTCCATTGTCACGGCCGGGCTGGGCTACGTCGCGCAGCTCAAGACCCTGCGTCTCGACCTTGGCAACCAGGGGGGCGGCACGATCCAGAGCAAGCGCAAGAGCGTCTCGGCCGTCACGCTGCGGGTTCAGGATACGCAGGGCGTGACCATCGGGCCGACCTGGAACCGCATGACGCCGATCAAACCGCCGGGCTATGGCGCGTCCAATGCGCCGGCGCAATTTTCGCAGGGCGGTGGGTTGCAGGAAATCTCGATCAATGGCCTCTACGGCCAGGACCCGGTGACATATCTGGACCAGCGCAGCATTACGGGACCGAATTGGGACACGGATGGGCAGATTTGCATCCAGCAGGCCAACCCGCTGCCGATGACGATCCTGGCTGTTATCCCCGAAATTTCGATAGGTGATTCATGACCATCATACTTCGAACGGCGCTGATGAGTGATGCCGCCCGGCTCGCGGCGCGGTTGCGGACTGAGGATGCCAACGAGTGTTTGGCGCTCGGGCTGCACCCGTCCGTCATGCTTGCGGACTCTCTTGCGGTCTCCCATGAGGCATGGGCGGCCGAGCGGGATGGCGAGGTGATTGCGCTTTGGGGCTATGGCGCCGCAAGCATGTTCGGGGAAGCCGAGGCGTGGTTGCTGACCGCGCCGGAGATCGAGCGGCACAAGCGGCTTTTTCTCAAACTGAACCATGATTTTCTCACGCATGTGCTGGCGCTCCACGGCTCCGTCGTGTGCCATGTCCATGCAGAATATGCGCGCGCGGTGCGGTGGCTGGCGTGGCTGGGTTTCCAGTGCGCCGGTACTATCACCGTGAACGGCGCACCTTTTCATGAAATGCGCCTGCGGAGACATTAATGGGCGTTCCTCTTCTCGCGACAAGTCTTGTTGGCGGTGCGGTCTCGGCGGTCGGGTCGTATTCCAGCGCCATGTATCAGGCTGGGGTGATGAAGCAGAATGCCGCCGTGGCGCAGCAGAACGCGGCGATTGCGGGCATGCAGGGTCAGCAGCAGCAATACCAGCAAGGCTTGAAAACCGGGCAGGAAGTTGGGCAGCAGGTGGCCGGCTTTTCCGCGGATGGCATCAACACCCAGAGTGCTGGGGCACAGAACGTCATCAGCGGCACGCAAAAGGCGGGCGTGCAGGATCAATCCATGCTGCGCTTCAACACGGCCGCGCAGGTGCAAAATTTCGATACGCAGGCATCGCAGGACAAGGCGCAGGCTGCAGCGCTCACCGCAGCCGCGCCGATCAATGCGTTTGGCACGATCCTTGGCAGCGCCAGCAGCATCGGCAACCAATATCTCATGTACCAGAAATTTGGGACCCCGACCCTCAAGGGTCTTGGGATTAACGTCTGATGCCCGTTGTTCCTGATTTCGCCATTCCCGATGTCGCGCCGGATGCGCGCATGGCGTCGCTTGATCCGAATGCTGGAATTGCGGCGCCGCAAGCGCTGGCCGGCTTGGGTGAGCAGGTCCAGAAAAGCGAGGATCAGACCAGCAGCACTTTGCTGAACCTCCAGCAGATGAAGGATCAGGCGGCGGTTGCTGACAAGATCAACCAATACCAGACCGCCGCCAATGCGAATTATCAGCAAGGTGGCTTGTTCACGCTGCAGGGCAAGAACGCGATTGATGCGTATCCTCAGGCGGTGCAGAACTTGGAGAACATCCGTTCATCGCTGATTGCGGGTGCATCGAACCCCTATGAGCAAGAGGCGTTGGCTTCGTCTCTGAATGACCAGCAGGCGCGCGAGTTCCGCACCATGGGGTCGTTTTATTCCGATCAGGTCCGCCAGTATCACGACGATTCGCTTGGTGCGTTGGCGGACACCGCAACCCAGACCGCGACCTTGAATTACAATAATCCGGATGCGCTGAGCACGTCCCTGGCGACGGTGCAACATGCCGCCATGCTTCAAGCGCAGACGCGCGGTTACAACCCGGACATGACGAATCAATATGTTCTCGGTGCGACCTCGAAAGCCGCGAGCAGCTTCATCGATGCGGCGATGGTCAATGATCCAGGACTTGCTTCAACGTACCTGACCAAATACAAATCCGATCTTGACCCCGCGACCTACATGGAGCTGAGCGGGCGCGTGCGCCAGGCGGTTTTGCCGGGTGCTGCCGATGAGGTGGCCGGCGCGGTGCTTGGTACGAATGCATCCGTGGTGCCGCAAGATGTGATGGATCAGATCGCTCAAAACGAGAGCGGCAACAAACCGGGCGAGATTTCATCCACCGGCGCGGTCGGGCCATACCAAATCGAACCCTCGACCGGCGAGGCCGCGGCCAAGGAAATAGGCGTGCCGTGGGACCCGCAGCGCGCGTTGAACGATCCTGCTTACGGACGGCAGATTGCCACCCGGATCATGGACGACAACCTGAAAACCTTCGCCGGCATGCCGTACCAATATCAGGCGGCGGTTGCGGCGTATAATGCCGGGCCAAACGGTGCGGGCGTTGCACATCTCGCGCAAACCGGAGATCCGTCGCAGCTGCCGGCCGAGACGCAGGCCTATCTTCCGAAATTCGATCTATCCGGCGCCGCACCGGTGCCGGGTACGGCTGGGCAGTCCATCGACCAGCAGGGGCAGAATCTGCAGGCGTTGATGCAGCAGGGCGGCGAGGCGCTGGCGGCGCGGTTTCCCGATCAGCCGAACGCTTACGAGATGGGGTCGCAGGCGGTCTATTCGCAGTATATCCGCTCGAAATCGGCCTATGATGATCAGCAGTCCGCCGCGCTCAATGCCGTCACCAATGCGATTGATGCCAACCATGTGCAGAACGTTGGCGATCTGATCAAGCTGGGTGGCGACGTGGCGCAGTCCTATCTCGCGCTGGAACCGGAAAAGCAGGCAGGGGTCATGGCGCTGATTGCCAAGAACCAGCCGGGCGCGGACACGTCTTGGTCACCGCAGAAGCAGCAGACTTATTACAATCTGCTCGGGCAATCCGTAACGAACCCCAGCGCGTTTCAAAAGCTTAATCTAATGGACCCGCAGGTGATCAACAGCCTGACGCCGGACCAGCAGACCACGCTTATGAACAAGCAGGCGTCGATGGCGAAAGGCTCGGACAAGGGGCTTTCGCCGGACGACATCAACGGCGCGCTGTCGTGGGTAGCGCCGATACTGAAAGGCGCTGGCTTCAATCCGAAAAACAAGGACGATCCGGCCTACCAACAGTTTGCAGGTGCTTACGCGCAGGATCTGCAAGCCTACTCTGACAAGAACGGTCATATGCCGGATGCGGTCGATCAGCAAAAGATTGCGCAGCGTCTGCTTGTTCAGGGCTATTCCGGCACCGGCGGCATGTTCTTTGGGCCAAAAAAGGAATCGCTCTACCAAGCCGAAGGGCCGAACGGGATTGATCCCAATTTCAGCGCGAACATCCCCGCGCCGGCGCTGTCTCAGATCAACGCCGCATACCAGAAAGCCACCGGAAAATTGCCAGACATCAAAACCGCAACGGCGATCTATTTGCAAAACATGGCGCCGGGTGACGATAGCCAGCAGGCCAGCCAGTGAACGCGGATTTGCCGGCTGCTCCGCCGGGCGCGCCGCCTGCGCCGTCATCGCCCGTTGCCGCATCGCCATTCACGCCGCCCGCCGTTCCCAGCGCGACCAAGCCCAGCGGGCCGGATTGGGGGGCTGCGGTCAACTCGTTCCTCGGCGACCAGCAGGCCAAAGCCACCGGCAATGTCGTGGCTGCGCAGGGCTCGGACCCGGACAAAGTTGCGTTGGCACGCACGCTGGCACCGGTGCTGGGCGTGCCGGCCACGGCGATGGAAAGCGACCCGTCGTTCTGGCAGCAACAATTCCAGACCCAGGCCAATCAGGCGACCATTGGCACCGACGCGAATTTGCAAAAATGGATCGCTGATGATCCGGCAAATGCGAAATTGGCAAGTGACGACATTCCGCAGCTTGGTCTTATCGGGCGGTTGGCGGACAGTTTTGGGCAGGGGTTCAATCAGGCGTCGTTGCAGAGCAAGATCGGTGAGCTTGGCTTTTCCGAACAGACTCACACCGCGTCACCGCAGCAAATGGATCTGCTGCAGACCTTCAAAGAGCAAGCCGGGGCGCAACCGGCGGCGCAGTCTGGCATCGTTCCGGCCGCCGGGCGGTTCCTTGGCGGCACGGCGCAGATGTTTGCAAATGCGCTGCCGGAAGCGGCGGCGGGCGCTGCTACCGGTGGCGCGCTTGGTTTGCCAGAAGGCGGCGTTGGCGCAATCCCCGGTGCTATCGGCGGCGCCGCGCTGGGCCTCACCGCGGGCATTGCCGGGCAAACGGGCATTCAGACATCCGGCCAGACCTACGACACGCTGAGCGACCTTAAGGACAAATACGGCAGGCCGATTCCAGAGGCCACAAAGCAGGCCGCATCCGTTTTTGCGGGCGTTGCATCGGCTGCGCTAGCGGGCGTTGGTGGCGATGTGCTGAGTGCGCCGGTCAAGGCTTTGGTGCCATCGCTTGTGCATGATGTGGCCGTTGAAGCCGCGACCCGCCCAACGCTCAATCGAGCGCTGTCTGCTTTTGCGGCGAGCGCAGTCAAAGCAGGCGTGACCGGGGCGGTGGTGAACGGCAGCATGACGGCGGCGCAGCTCATCGCGCCGCAGGTGGCTGAGGCCATCACGTCGCCCGATTTTCAAACCGTGTTCAACGATCCCGAGCAGCGCCGGCAAATGGTGGGCAGCATCGTGGATTCGATGGAACAGGGGGCAGCGGCGTTCCCACTGTTTGAGCTGCCGATGCGCGGTTTGAACCTTTATGCGGACATGGCCCGAGCCGATGCCGCGACCGACAACGCGCAGCAGTGGGCCGGGTTGCAGGATGAGGCCGGGGCAAGCAAGACGCGCCAGCGCGCACCGGATGCGTTTTCATCGCTCATGGCGCTGCACGCCGCCGATGGAAATGTGGACAGCATCTACGTGCCGGCCGAGCGCTTGGCCGAACTCTACCAGGGCATCCAAACCCGACCCGGCGCGCCGGAAGACCCGTTCAGCTTTGTGCCGGACCTGCAAGCGCAGTTCGAGCGCGGTTTGCTCACCGGCGGCGATGTCGAAATCCCAACAGCCGATTTTACGGCGCACCTCGCCGGCACGGACATTGAGCGCGCCCTACGGCCTGATATCAGGTTTGCACCGGACGGTTTCACACTGCGCGAGGCGATGGACTTCAAGAACTCGAACATGGAGCCGGTGAGCCTGGAAGGGCTGACCGATGAGGATGCGGGCGATGTTGGGGTGGATCATCGCGGCCAAGCCATCCAGGCCGTGCAGGATGACATCACCGACCAGCTCCGCCGCGCCGGGTTCACGCCAGATGTAGCGGCGCAATATTCCGCGCTGCTGGGCGCGCGTTACGGCGCCCGGGGCGATGATTTCGCGCAATCGCCGTTCGATCTCTACAAGGCCGAGGGCATCCAGGTGCAGCGCGGTGAGGCGGCGCGCGTTGGGCCGGGCAATTATACTGGCGTTGATGAGGTGATTGATAGCTTGCGGCGCGGCGACAAACAGCCGACCGACAAGCAGTTGTACGGACCAAGCCTGCTGGAATATCTCTCCGGCGGTGCGGCAGAAAAGCGCGGCGCGCCCGGGGCGCATGTTTCCGGCGCTGGACAGCGTGAAGCGGCCGGCGGGCTGCGCGACGAGACGGGCGACCTTAAAGCCATGGGAGCCGCCCAATGGCACCGGGGCAAGCCGGGGCGGCGCAAGCTGCTCAACCCGAACGGCATGCGGCTGGACGAGGCCGCGGCACGCGCGCATGAGGCGGGATATTTTTCCGAGCATACCGAGGTCCCGGATGTCAATGATCTGCTGGATGCGATCCATGACGAGCTGAGCGGTGACAAGCGCTATATTCCGGCGCAGGGCGATGCCGTGAAGCAGGAGCAGTTCCGTTCCGTTTCGCAGCAGCTTGAGCAGTTCCTCGATGAGCGCGGTATCGACATCAAGACCGCGAGCAATGCCGAGATCAAAGCGGCGCTGGACGCGGCGCGCGAGCCGGAGCCGACGTTCGAGCAATCTGCCCCGGCCGGCGCGCGCGGTTCCATCACGCTGGGCGACGGGCAGCGCATCATCCGCATGTTCAAAGGCGCGGACAAATCGACCTTTCTCCACGAGATGGGCCACCAGTTCCTTGATGAGATGCTGCGGGATGCCGAGCGCGACGATGCGCCGCAATCCATCCTCGATGATGCCGCGACTGTGCGCAAATGGCTTGGCCTGAAAGATGACGAATACCCCGGCGTGAATGAGCACGAGAAATTTGCCGGCGGTTTCGAGACCTATTTGATGGAAGGCAAAGCGCCGTCCATGGATCTGCGTCTGGCATTCCAGAAATTCGCGGCATGGCTCACCCGGATTTATCGCACCATCACCGGCATCGGCGTGCCGATCAATAACGACATCCGAGGCGTCATGGATCGGCTGCTGGCAACGGATGATGCCATTGCGGAAGCGCGTGGTGGGTTGGCGATCAAAAACCCGCTGTTTCGCACGGCCAAGGATGCCGGGATGACTGTGGGCGAGTTTGCAGCCTACACAGGCATGATCCGCAAGGCCGAGAGCAGCATGTATGACCGTGTGCTGCGCCGCGCGATGCGCGTGGAGACGCTGCGGCGCAAGAAAGAATGGCGTGACGCCGCCGCCGAGGCTCGGCCGGAAATTGAAGCGCAGGTGAAGGGGCGTCCGGCGCTCCAGGCATGGTATGCGCTACGCTATGGCAAGGACATCCTGAACCCCGACAACGAGTTGCTCGCAGGCAAGATCGACATCGATGCGGCGCGCGATATTTTGGGCAATTCATTCGCCCGCCTGCCGCGCGACATCGTTGCCAAAGACGGCACGCACCCGGACGCGCTGGCCCCGGCGTTTGGTTATTCCTCGGGCGAGGAAATGCTGCGCGACCTGGTGAATGAGAACGTTGGCCGTGAGGAGGCGGCGGCGCAGCAGGGCAAGCCTGTCTCGCTCAACAAATACATTTCGCAGATGGTCGATCAGGCCATGGATGCGCATCTGGAGCAGCGCTTTGGCGATCCGCTGAATGATGGAACGTTGGAAGAGGTGGCGCAGGAGGCGGCGCACAACGAGAGCCAGCGTGACGTGCTGGCCGCGGAGATGCGCCAGTTGGGCAAGATTGCCGGCGAGCCGCCGCCGTACTCCATTAAGCAGGTGGAAGCTTGGGCGCGTTCCAATCTGGCGGATACTGCGATCAACAAAGCCACGCGGGTGGCAATGTTTCGCCGCGCCGAGGCGCAGGCGGGCAAGGACGCTGAGCGGTATTTGCTCGCGAAACGGCCCATTGAGGCCTTCAAGGCCAAGCAGCGCCAGATGATCGCGCATGCCTTTGCGACCGAGGCGGACCGGCTGCAAAAGGAATGGACCAAGACAACCACCTATTGGCGCAACATCGCCAAGAGCGCGACCCGGCCCGGGACGGCGCAACCGTATCTGGATCAGGTCCACGGCATTCTGGACCGGCTGGGCATGACGGTGAAGCGGGATGCCGGGGAGCTGGGCCGCGCATTGCAGGGCAAGCCGCTGGAAGGGTTTGTGCAGGACAAGGCGGCGGATGGTTACGATCTTGTGGTGCCGGATTTTCTGCTCGATCCGCGGTTCAACGGCCATTATCAAGATCTGACTTCTGATCAGTTCGAGGCGGCGCGCGATGCGGTGACCACGCTGCTGCGTGCCGGTCGGGCAGAGGAAGAGGTGACGCTGGAGGGCAAACGCGTTGCGCTCTCCGATCTCGTGGATGAGGCGGTGGATCGCATGATGGCGCTGCCTGGGCGCGACGGCACGCCCCGGTTGCGACCGGATCGCGCGCGTGATGTCGAGGGCGTGATGCACATGATGGCGAGCGCCGGGCGCTCAATTGATGCTTCTCTCCTGAAAATCGAGCAGTTTTTTTCTGAACTGGACAGCCATGACCTGCGCGGCGCTGGGCCGTTCCTGCGCATGTTCGACCGCATCAAGGAGGCGCAGCATGCCGAGAATGACCGGTTGGAAGAGATCGCCGGCCAATGGCGCGCGATGAAGGCGTTGATGCCGAAGGATTGGGCCAAGGGCCTTCGGACGCGCTTCACCGTGCCGGAATTGCTGGACCCTGAGACCGGTTCACCGATTAGCATCACCAAGGATGAACTGCTCGGCATGGCGCTGAATGTTGGCAACACCGGGCCGACTTCCAACATGGAAAAGTTGACGCGCGGGTTTGGCTGGGACCCTGACGCGGTGATGCGCGTGTTGCATCAACGCATGGGTAAAGCAGATTGGGATTTCGTTCAGGGTGTGTGGGACATTTTCGAGACGATGGCGCCGGACATTGAGGAGATGCACCGCCGCGTTACCGGAGTCGGTTTCCCGCGTGTCGAGGCGAATCCGATTGAAACAGCGCACGGCATTTACCGCGGCGGCTATTTTCCGATTATTTACGATGCGGACAAGGCGAGGACGGCCAAGGGGCAGGAAACTGCCGATGGCCTGTTTGAGAAAAACTACTTCCGCGCCACCACAAGCAAAGGCCACACGATCAGCCGCGTGGAATTCAACGCGCCGCTGCGCCTGGGTCTTGATCAGATCCCGTACAAAATCAGTCAGGCCGTCCACGATCTGACACACCGCGAAGCCATCATGGATGCATGGAAATTCCTGAACGCGCCGGGTGTTACATCTGCAGTGAAGCGGGTAGCCGGGCCGGAATATGCCAAGCTGTTCAATCCTTGGCTGCGCGACCTCGCCAATAACAGCAATACCGACGACAAAAATCTGCAATGGATGGACAATGCCATCCGCCGCGTGCGCCTGGGCGCATCGGCGGTCCAGATCGGTTTTCGCGCCACGACGGTGCTGAAGCACGGCCTTTCTGCGCTTTCAAATAGTGTGGGGGAGGTGGGCGGCGGCGAGCTGGCGCGGGCCTCGCGCGACTTGTACGGGCCGCACGGTTCGGTGCAGCGCGCCATGGTGATGGCGAAATCCGGCGAGCTGCGCCACCGCATGGAGACGATCGATCGCGATGCGCGTGAAAGCCTCAAGTCGTTGATGGGTGAAACAACCTGGGTGCAGAATGTTCAACGGCTCGGCTATTACCCGGTGGCGGCATTCGACATGGGCACGGCAATGCCGACGTGGCTTGCGGGTTACCGGCGCGCGCTGGCCGGCGGTTTGGATGAACAAGAGGCAATCAATGAAGGTGACCGTTCGGTGCGGTTTGCACACGGCTCGGGCGGTGCTGCGGACATGGCGGCGATCCAGCGCGGGCCGGAATGGACCAAGGCGCTCACGATGTTCTACGGCTTCTTCAATCACATGTATAACCGCGAGCGCGCGACGGTGAAGATGGCGGCGCGCGGGGTGAGGGCGGCGCGATCCGGGGACAGCGCCGGGGCGCGCCGTGATTTCGTTGCGGTGGCCGGGCGGTCGCTTTATTATCTGCTGGTTCCAGCCATGGTGGAGGCCACGATCTCGCCCGGGCCGGATGATGCGAATGAGAACTGGCTGGAGTGGGGTAGTAAGGCGATCTTGAATCAGGTTTGCGCCGGCATTCCTATCCTACGCGATCTCGCATCCTCGGCGCTGAACGGTTACGGTTATCAGGTTACGCCGCTGCAACAACCGGTCGAAGAGGTTGGAGAGACGGCGCAGAATATCGCGCGTGCCACCGGGTTGTCAGACAAGGCGGTCTCTGGCCGCTGGCTGCAGCACGCCATCGACACGGTGGGCTATGCCACCGGCCTGCCGCTTGGCCAGGCCGGCACGGCGGCGCAGTATCTGTGGGACATTGGCGATGGTGATGCGGACCCGCAATCGCTGGGCGATTTCCTGCATGGGTTGATGCACGGTGCGCCGCGCGCGCAGTGATGGCGTGGCCCGGCTGGGCGTTGGCTTGATACGATCCGGCCATGACAATCACCTCCGCGCAGCTTTCTGTGACTTGGTCCGGCAACGGCCTGACGCAGGTTTTTAACTATCCATTTTTGATCCCGTCGCCGGGCCAGTGTTCGCTCGTTTACACGGACGCCGAAGGCAACCAGACCGCGGTGTCGGCTGGCAATTTCTCAATCTCCGGCACTGGCAACGCGGCGGGTGGCACGCTCGCTTATCCGATTAGCGGTAGTCCGATTGCGGCCGGGACAAGTCTCACGCTTACGCGCGTTGTGCCGTATCAGCAGGCTTTTCACCCGCCGGCGCAGGGGCCAATTTATCCGCCTTCGCTTGAAGGCGCACTTGACGCCTTGGCGATGCAAATCATGCAGGCTGCGTCTTTTCTGGGTGAGTTTGAAATCAACGGTAAAACCGTGACGAGCGCGAATTTCACCGGAGCGCTAACCGTTTCGATTGTGGGCGGCGTTGCGTCCATCAATGTGCAGACGACGCCCGGCCCGACCGGGCCACAAGGCATTCAGGGCATCCAGGGGGCGACCGGTGCGACCGGCGCCACTGGCGCGCGCGGTTCGATCTGGATTGATGGCAGCGGCGCACCTGGTACGATTGCCGGCACGATAGCGGGTGACCAATACCTCGATACGGCGACGGGGAATGTTTACCAGCTCGGGTCTGGTGGCGCGTGGACGAAGACTGCCGATATTATGGGGCCGCAGGGACCCCAGGGCGTGCAAGGCAATACTGGGTCTGGCAGTTCCATCATCGTTGCCAGCGGTGGAACGGCGCTTCCGAATCCCGTCACAGAAATCAACATTACGGGCGCTGGGGCGACTGTTACACAGTCGGGGAGTCAGGTCACAATCAATATTCCTGGCGCGAGCAGTGGCGCGGTTGAACTTGTTAGCGTGCAGAACGTTTCTGGTGCAACAGAAGTTGATTTTACCGGACTTGTTGGTGGCTATGATTATTTTATAATTGGCAATGAGGTTGGATCTGATGGAAATTCAACTTTTCCTAGAGCCAAAGTTGGTCAAGGAACTCCGACAGTCTGGGATACGAACACTTCAAATTACAATACAGGTGGCGCTGCTTATGAAGGTCCGGGATGGGATAGCCAACCTGGTTGGCGGCTTATGGGCGGAAGTTACGTATTAGCGAATGATGGCTTAAAATTTGAATTGTTTGGTGCAGTTGGTGACACGTCACAGCATCATTATACCAGTTTTTACAGTCGAGCCTGTTCTTTCGGAGCAGGGTCTTATGGTTTTGTTACACCAGAACCCATGACAGGAATAGCATTATATATGGATAGCGGCACAATCTCCGGCAACTTCTACCTTTACCGTCGCTCGCTTACGTTACCGTAGGAGCGGCGTGGCGACCCATTTTCCCGATTGATATTCTGCCGTCATCCTAACGCATGAGGTGGTGGCTATGTCTGAAACGAATTCCGGCGCGACCCAGGCGGCCGCGTCCTCGGTTGCGACGGTTGAGGCCGTCGCCAAGAGCGAAGCCTCGAAGGTCGAGAGCTTTTTCGAGGCGAACCCCAAGGCAATCGCCATTGGTTTCGCCATTGCCGGCGCGTTGATTGCCGTCGTGGTTCTGCATTTCTTCTTCTGATGGGAATTTTGCGGCAGCTCGTCACCGGCCCGAAGGGCGAGGTGGACGAACAGGCCATGATCTCGATCGTTACGGCGGGCGTGATCCTGGGCCTTTCGGTTTATTCAGTGGTCTGGATGCGCCAGCAGTTTGATCCTTTGGCGCTTGGCTCAGGTGTCGGAGCGCTCGTCGGTGGGTCGAGCGCCGGGTTTGGCCTTCGTTCCATGTGGTCAGCACCTGCGCTGCCCGTACCGCCAGGAGGTGGATATGACAATCCAGGTTGACGCTATTGCCGGTCTTGCTGTTGGCCTTGTGCTGACGGGCTTGATTGGGTTCGCCGCGGTCGAGCATCAGCGGGTCGAGACGGCCGCCGCGCAGATCAAGACTGCGCAAGTCCAGCTCACCGATATCGAGGCGGTGAACCAGCAGGATGCGGCGGAGATCGCCAAATATCAGGCGAGTGCGGCGCAAGTGGACAAAGCGTCCGCCGTGCTGGTGCAGCAGGTTGAGGCCAATCAGGCGGCGACCGGTGCAGCGCAGCTCAAATATCAGGCAATCGCCGCGCAACCGAGCCAGGACGGCCCCGATGCCCCGGTGGTCGCGCAATATTTTGCAGAGCTAAGGGGTACGAAATAATGCGTGGGTGGAGCAGTCTGGTAGCTCGTCGCTCTCATAAGGCGAAGGTCGTAGGTTCAAATCCTGCCCCCGCAACCATCTTTCTGCTGGCACTCCTTGCCGGCTGCGCGCAACCCACGCCGCCGCCGGTTGTAACCCGCGTCACGTTCCTGCAGCCCGACATCCCCGACTCCTTGCTGTTGTGCGCCGGTGAGCCGGACGCGCCGACGAGCAACATGCAGGGCGCTGCGGTTGGCTACATGATTTTGCTTCGGGCGGCTTGGCTCGATTGCTCGGACCACTTGGCGGCTGTGAAGCAAGCCCTTGCCGCGCCGGAGACCCAGAAATGACGCCACGTAGCCTTGTCGAGCCGCCGCCGGTGGAAATGATCCCAAAAGACCTGAACCAAGCCCTGATTGCCATAGCTCAATTGCAGGTGACGTGTCGGAATCAAGAGCAGAAGCTCACCGAACAGGATCAGGATATCGGCTATCTCAAGACCGTGATCAGCACGGCCAATGGGTGGCGCCAGGCACTGCTCTGGCTCGGCGCGCTAACCGTGGGGGCGTCCACGGTCTATTACTCGCTGACCAACAGCTTTCCTTGGCATAAGGGGCCGGGCTGATGAGTGACGCTCTCAGCACCGCTGCCAGGCTGGCGGAGAGCTTTGAGGGTTTCCGTGCCACGCCCTACCAGGATGTCGCGGGATATTGGACGATTGGGTATGGTTCCCGGGTGGACATCAACGGCCAGCCTGTGACCGGGCAAACGGCGGCCGTATCGCCCAGCCAAGCGGACTGGATGATGCAACGCGACCTCAAGGCCGCGTTTTCCGAGATCGCGGCGACGGTGCGGGTGACGCTGACGAGCAATGAGACTGCTGCGTTTGCGGATTTCATCTACAATCTTGGCGCCGGGAACTGGCAGGCATCGAGCCTGCTGCGGCTATTGAACGCCGGAAATTACGCCGGAGCGATTGCGCAATTGGATTTGTGGGACCGGGCCGGTGGGCAGGTTTTTGCCGGGCTGCTACGTCGCCGGCAGGCTGAGACTGCGCTGGCCGAGACGCCGGATGGTGCGCAGCAGGCGTAGTCAATTTTTACGATTGAGATTGCCAGGGGGTTAGGTGGACACGGTAAAGCGGGCAACCGCTTTGTCGTAATCGCGGTGATTTATAACGCCAATCAAAGAACCATTTTGTGCCGCTCTCGCACCAGGCGGTGGAGGTGATCGAGGCGGTGAGGAATATTACCGGGCGGGCGAAATATCTGTTTCCGAACGCGCGTTCAGGCCACCGGCCGATGAGCGAGAATGCCTTGGGGTATCTGCTCAATCGGGCGAAGTATCATGCGCGGCATGTGCCGCACGGATGGCGGGCGGCCTTTTCGACCAACATGAATGAGCGGTTTCCAGCCGATTCGAAAATTATTGATCTGATGCTGGCGCATGTGTCGAAGGACAAGGTGGAGGCAGCCTATAACCGGGCGGTGCATATGCCGCGCCGGCGGGAGTTGGCGCAGATCTGGGCCGATATGCTGCTGAAGGATTTTCCGCCGGCGGCGACGCTGTTGGAGGGACGGCGGCGGTAACGGGGATTTGGTTTGTTTAAAATTTAAGCGGAGATTGCTGAGCGGACAGCGCCAGTATTTCAGCCCCGTCACGCAGCAATTCAACCGCTGCTGCTTGCCCGGCACCCTCCACCACTGTGTGAATCAGCCAGGTGAGGCAGGAGGCACAGATTTCCGCCGGGAGCCAACCCGCCGCCTCGGCCCGCGCCAGCAGCGCATCCAGGTGAGGCTCTATCGCGTCACCGCACGGGCCGTCTCTATCGTCGTGCGCGTTCAGGTTAGCAGGTGGCGGGGTGATTTCGCGCAGCGCCAGGCGACGTGAAATTTCCTCCCCAATGCCCGGCGGGATAGGGCGCCGCCCGGTGAGCATGTGCCTCAGCGAATCTGGATTTATTTGGAGGGCACGCCCCGCGTCCGCAATCGCGCCACGGTGGTCGCCGAATAGCTGCGCTAGGCTGCGGGATAAATCGTCGCGCGTCACGAAATTATTCCCAATGCGCGCAGCGATTCTAGCAGATAGGCGCGCTTGACGGCCTGACGGCCGATTGTGATATAATCACCGCCCGCAGTCACGGTCGGCTGACGCCCCCGTGGTAATACGCCGGTCCTCGGGTGCCGCTTTTTTG